AAGGTTGGTTCCACCGACGTAGGCTATGAGCTCAGCCACGTCAGGATCCAGGAGAGAGAATGTCAGAACGGGAACTTTCTTCTGTTTCAGGCGCACCTCGGGAGCAGCTCTGCCCTCCTCATAGTGTTCAGTCACTTCTGCGCGCTCCTGGTTGATTACGCAGGTCTCCTGATACGTCTTCCCGATCTTGGTCATTGAGCCGGGCATGGTGCCGCCAGGGGCAGCTGTGCCGACCAATATTTCAGATAATCCGAGAGTGATCATTTGTGATTGTTATTAATTATTGTGAATACTCCACTCAATTCGCAGATTTACAAAGTGCTGCGACACTTCAGGTTCAGCAATAAGCGACTGACCCATTATAGTAAGCCCAACGCCAGGTATGCGGGCAGCCTTCAGGGCAGCGATCGCAATACCAGCAAGGGCCTTTAGGCGCACCCGGTCCGCTTTCTTCTGGTCGACCCCTCCAATCTTCACCACTATGTCCTGAGCATGGATATTAACATTTGAGTAACCTCGCTGCGGGTCGAAGTCCTGAGTCAGTGACGGTGTATTGATTGTCACGTCCTCTTTCTTCGAGTCGACAGGCCTCTCCCCGGTATAAATGGATCCCGTGAGCGCAGATGTGAGCGCCGTGGAGTCCTTCAATACTTTGAAGAGTTCAGTGTCTATGTCAATTGTCGTAATCATACCCAGATGCGGCAGTGAAGCTGTGAAGAGTTAAATTTCAGGACCTTCCCGCGGATACGCTCACGCGTTGCCTCGGGTGAATCCTTTACATAGATCTCAGTTCCTTCAGCAACCGGTGCCGTACCTTTCGGGAGCTGGACCACGGAGGAGTAAGTATAAAACTTACCGTCGGAGGCCTGTATCTCCCTGGCACGGGGTTCAGTCTCCTCGCGGCAACGTGAGAGAAGGATAGCTGCAGGCGCCTGGGATGTCCAGTTGCCGTTAGCATCCTGCGTCGAGGCTGCGGGGATCTGATCCGTATACAGGTAGTGAGGGTACTGCGATATCATCTTACCAGAAATAACTGCGGTTTCGGACTTTCGGTGTCAGAACATTCGGCCGGCCGAGCTCGCCACAGAGCGAGTTGTACCAGAGTTTCAGTCCTTCGACGTTCCACGTCTTGCTGTACCCACCCTCCTTCACATCACAGAGAGGGAGGATGTTTGACATGCTGTTATACATTGCCAGTTTGCAGGCAAGTGAATCAACAGCAGCTGCACCAGAAAGAGAGTTATCAGCGAGGATGAGATCAATATCATTGTCGCTGACATCAAACTTCGCAAGCGCAGCCTGCAGGTACTGCAGATTTGTGGTTATAGCCATTGCCCGGTGAGTTTATAAAGGGCGGAGGTGAACTTACTCACCCCCGCCGATTATTTACTTGGTCCAGCTGGTCCCGTTAGTCTGCATCAGGACCGAGCGTCCTGCGAGGTTCCATGCAGGGAAGAGGTTGGCAATACCTTCAGTTACTTCCTTGATAGGACTGTCGGTAGAGTACTTCTTGATGCATGTGTGACCCGACATGACCCTCAGAGCGGCAGTGCCGGGGAGTGTCATATCAACCGGCACCTTGTAATGGGTGGTGCCAAGGGTCCTCGACTCAGAGAACAGAACCACATCGCTTTCAAACGGGTTGGCCGTGGTGCGGGTACCGTCGGGAAGTTCAATGGTAAGCTCCTGGTCAATCTCGACTATCTGCAGTCCTCTGAACTGCACCTTGCGCATCAGCATGGAGTTGACCTGCGAGAGGTCGGGCTCCTGTGCAATGCTTGCCAGGTTGTTCAGGTAGGAGGCACATGCCTTGATGACCTCTTCCTGTGCCACGAGACGGGCAAGGGTTGCTGAGCTCATGAAGGCAAAGCGATAGGTGGCGCCAATGGCTCTGCCGAGGGCGAGAGCTGCAGGGAAGTCCTTTGTCAGGGGCTTACCGGAGGTACCGGCCCAGGTGGTGTTGACTCCAATCTTCTGGGCTGCAGGGATAGCATAGTCAACATCGAACTCGGTCACTACTGCGGCGTTGTTCGTGTTACTCAGGGTTACCTTGCCCAGGGAGATCTGCCTCAGTGCGATCCACTCAGCGCGGTTGGCCACGCCATCGAAGCAGAACTTGGTATCATTGGCCCAGAACTCTACAAGAGCCCTCTTGGCAGCGTCATCCCTTGCCATGGCAAGGAGTATAGAGTACTCGTTGAGCTCATCCTCAAGCATCTCGCGGGAGACGGCAATCTTGGGGATGTCTCCCTGGATACGGGAGATTGCTTCACGGGTTTTCTTCGGGATTGTTGCGCCGCGTGCCACAAGGTCGCCAGCGATTCTCAGACCGGCCTGTCCTTCGAGCATTTTCCAGGTCAGGAACTCGGTCCTTTTTACGGGGAAGAGTGTCGGGTAATACAGATCCTTGAGGTTGTAGGTGTTGACCACAGCCTGCATGTCTCTTTCAGTAAGCCCGCTCATTAATGTTGCATTCATCGTTCAGTCTTTTTTGGATTAGAGATAGATTATGCCTTTGAGATCGGACTTAATGGCGTCGGTCAGGATCGGGCCGTTAGCCTCACGGACAACAGCCTGTACCCATGCGTCGACGTGCATGTTCTCGTCAGTCTTGACGTCGTAGTTAGAACCTACTATAGCCACTGCGGCAGCAAGTTTACTGACGGTGGTTACACTGTAGGTCCTCTCGGTCGTGCCTGATACCTCCGTTACGGAAATCAACGCCTCATCGTCAGCAAGAGTTTTGCCGATCTGTGCGCTTACGGTAATAAGATCCCATGCATCATCGCCACGGTCAATACCCGTGATGGTCTTGCCGGTCATCGGGTCAGCGCCAGTGCCAGCGATGATATCGCCGACGACGAAGGTATGACCCTTATCGACCTTGATCTGGGTAACGGTAGTGGTTGAGTGCGCGCCCTGGACTACGCCGTCATGAGTTGCGGTGATGTTTATGAATGAGAAACACTCGATAATCGGGTCACCGAGGTCCAGGTTTACGCTCAGGGTATTAGCAGTGAGAGTGAGCAGGTCATAGGCAGCATTGCTTTTGTCAATAGACGCGATCACGGCAACGTCCGTGTAATCTGCATCGGAGAGTTTGTCACCAGCAACAAAATGACTGCCTTTCTCGACCTTGATAGAAGGACCGCCAGAGGTGTATGCTTCAGCAACTTTCGCTGTCTTTATGACCTTCAGCAGGCCATTGGTGCCAATCGAAAGGGGTGTGCCCTCCATGAGACTGGGACCGCCCAGAACAGACGCTTTTACTGCTACACCGCCCGGGATATCAGCAATTCGGTGAAGGATTGCCTTCACTACCCTGCTGTCATTGGTACGGGAAATTTTAAGCATTTCTTGGAATTAGTTTACTTATCCCCGATCTTTTTACCTTCAAACTTGCCGCCATCGGGTTTGGTGACATCGGTAACATAAGACTGTACCTCTGCTGACACTCCGTCTTTAGTCTTCTTACCTCCGAGAGTGGGAGCAGTCGACTGCCCGAGTCCTTTATCTGCCAGTTCCTGGCTGATAGCGGCAATGTCCGTTGTGGTCTCCTCAAGGTAAGCGGCAAAGTCTTCTTCCTTGGCAAAACTCATACGTCCGAAATCCTTCAGGATACGGGCCTTTGTCTGCTCAGGAATGTCCTTGTACTCATCTTTCCCCAGGAGATCTTCAAGGGTCTTCTTGCGGGATGCGGTTGCCTTGTCAGCTTCCAGCGCGGTCAGCTTCTCCGAGAGAGACTTGTTAGAGTCTATCAGAGCCTTTGCCCATGCCGGAACATTCTTGTCATCATCGGGTTTTGTGCCACCTTCGCCACCGGCTGCTCCACCTTCTCCACCTGCACCACCCTCATCGGGTTTCTTTGTGGGCTCGGTCTTCTTACCGGCATCTTTCTTTGCTTTCTCCACAGCCTCGGTTACGCGCTTGTCTGCGTCCCCCTGTAAGGCCTTCAGGAGAGGCTCAACCCCCTGGATTGCTCCATCGATTGCACTTTCCTCCGTGACGGTTTTGGCCAAAATATCGGCAACCCCATCTAACGCTTTATCGCTAAACCCCAATGTTTTGTACTTGGTTTTTAACGCTGCGAGGATCTTCTCTTTCATGGTCAGTACTTACGTTTGTTTGATTGATCTCAAATTTAGGCTGTATTATAGTAATGCACATACCAAAGAGACAGGGAGTTATGCGAACAGATATTGACTGATAAAAAATACTTGTTATATTAAATATATTGCTTAGCTTTGTATTATACTAATACAGATTAGAAATGAAAGCAGTGAAATTACTTGTTATTTTAACTATTCTGCTATTGGGGTGCAAGAGAGACCTCAATATCGCCCCTCCTGACTTCCGCACAACATGGGTCGAGATCAATGTATGTGATCATCCGTATAATGCTATCCCGGGAGATACCATATCAGATTCAGACGCCTTCCAGCTCGCAGTAGATGTAGCCGCCTCATTGGAGAATAATAATCTTTTCGACAGTTTAAATGTTCGGATTGTAATTCCTTTAGGTGAGTATATACTTGATCGAACCTTAGATTTCAGGGATACTCAACTGGAGATTAAGCCATATTATTCTATATTGGGTATTGAAGGCCAAAATATTTCTATATCGAATTGTACAATAACGCAAGGATACTAAACAATGAAACCAACTGAACTAAGGATCGGGAACTGGATCGGTTTTACGATCAGTGATGAAAGTGACAATATCCTGATTTTAGGACAGCGTGGCATTGTCAGGGAGATAAGTAAATCTATTGTT